ATGGTTGCAAAACTGAATTATGCAGTTGATTCGACTGCAAAAACAGTTACTGTAACCGATGCTTCAACCTTTGGAGCAGGAGACGATTTGAATGTTGTAAATGTTTCCGTGCATGACAAGGACGGAAACAGAAAACAAGGACAAATTACTGCTGATGCAGGAAATGTGGTGTTAGATGTATCTACTTTAAATCTTAACAGTCTTGATATTCTTGCAACTGTTGTGAGTACACAAGGAGCGAAATCCGACTTGGGAACTTACAATATTGGAAGTACAGCATTAAGTGGGGGTTTGGGTAACACAGCAAATCAAGGAAATAGAAACTAAAAAATCAAGCTATGTTTGAAAGATTTATGGTAGGTCCTAAAAGTTATTACGAATTGTTGGTAAAGCCACATTTCGCAGATTTACTTCCGGAAGGATCTTTTAATGGAACTATTGGTGAGTTCACGGTGATGGATGATGTTTCCAGCAAAAGAAAAATCGTTGATATTCTTGGAAATCAGAACATCTTAAAAAGAAGGGATGCTTCATGTAATATTGTATTTTCACCAGTTGGTAAAGCTGCAATCAGAAGCATTGAAACTGATGAAATCTATGGAGCAACCAAGCATTGTGAAAATGAATTTTACAAAGGTTGTTTAGAAGATTACAGAAACAAAGACCCAAAATTCAGGGATTATATCATGGATTTCTTCTTAAAGGCAATTCGTGTTGATATTAATTCAAATGCTTATTGGGGAGATATTGACAGGGCTGCTGATGCTTCCGGTGTTTGGAATTGGAATACATTTGATGGTGTATTCAAACATTATGCAGATTATATTGCTGATGGCACAATTAAAGCCAGTCAGACAACTTCATTAGATGATGGAGACATTACGCCACAGCAAGCATTTGAGTATTTAGATTGGGCATATAAGAACCAGGATATCTTCTTGAAATCTATGGCTGACAATATGAAAGCATTTTATGTTTCTCAATCAATTTTGGATGCTTATGAACAATATCTGATTCTTACAGGCGGAGCTTATAATATTCAATATTATTTGAATGGAATTCCAAATTTGAGATTCAAAAGAATTCAATTATTGCCTGAACCTACTTGGGACCCAATTATGGCAGCACTGAATGGTGGAACTTCGGCACACGCTGTTGTTTTAACAATCAGAGGAAACTTTGTTTTTGCCACTGACAAATCTTATGGAGAAGCTACTCCGGAAGGTGTAAAAGCATTGATGGTTTGGTATTCTTATGATAAATTGACTTGGAAGTATGCCAACTTCATGCGTGCAGGAACTGGAATCGCTTTCCCTGAACACACAGTAATCGGATTAACTCAATTCTAAAAAAAAATTAATCTTTAAAGTCCTACTTAGTAGGACTTTGTTTAAAAATCTAAAAATATGCTTTGCGTAACACTACAATCATATAATGCACCTTGCCAGACAACAACTGGTGGTGTTTCTGATATTTGGGTATATGACCCAGCAGATTTTAACTGGACACAGGATGCAACAACCAAAAGTTATACAGCGGTTGCACAACGTGTTGGTGCTGAAACTGGTAAAATGTATCAGTTAAAGTTTGAAAGAAAAGAAGCTGAATTCAAATTCAAACAATCCAAAAATGGATGCTCTATTAAGTACGAATTTGATGTTGATGCAAGACTTCCAAATCTTTCACAAGAACTTACCAATTATTTATCAAGTTTAGATTCAGCCGGATGCTGTTGTGGTCTTGGGCTGGTAATAAGATTGAATTCAGGTAAAATATTTGTAATCGGTGAAAAATATGTGAATTCAAATACCATTCCTTATTTCGAGGTAGTAATGCAGGATTCAGAAGGTAGTTCAGGTAGAAATTTTGAAGGTTTCAATGGTGCAACTGTTAAGTTCAAAGGAGAATATAGCAGAATGGCAAATGAATTTACTGGTGATGTCGCAGTAATTGAGGCTTTTCAGTAGGAGGTGATTCTCGTGAAAAAATCTTCGACAAAACATTTGATAAAACCTTTGAATAATGATTTCTATTAAGGAAAAATATAAAAAAAAAGTAGTCGGATTTAATGGTTCGGCTACTCCCATTGGGGAAAGGGATGACCTTGAAATATTGGCTGAAATTGGATTAAGAAGTGGTGATGAAAGTATATTGACGCTTTTTAAAAAAGTGCCTACACAAGAAGAAATTGACAGTATCAAGGCAAAAAAACTTATTGAAGAATTTAAGTCTGAAAAATAATAGTGATGGAAATGAAGTCTGAAAAAAAAAACGTTGCATCTAACATTGCAAGACTGGATGTAAAAAATCCAATACCATTTGAACCCACAGGTGGTTCATCTGCGTTTTTATATTCTGCAAGAAGAAAAAAATATCTTCCTTTTCTTGAACCTAAAGACAATTTTTTTCAGTTGCTTTTGGAAGCAAAATTACTTTCACCAACCAATAATGCTTGTGTAAATTCAAAAACAAATTTCTGCATCGGAAAAGGACTTTTCTTTAAAGAATCAGATAAAGAAGATGAAGAATTTTTGAAGTGGGCAAAAAAAGTCAATAAAAAGGGTGAAAATTTCAACAGAGTTTTAAAATCAATATTCAACAATCATTTTTCAGTTGGAAACAATTTTGTTGAAGTCATTCGTGGTTCAGTTGGTAGTAAGAAGTTCATTAAAGTAATCAATCGTCCGTTTTTGGATTGCCGTCTTTCAGAACCTAATGAAGATGATTATTGTGAATCAGTTTTCATTTCCAAAAAATTCAGAAAAAAAAATGCTTGGACTTTGGTTGAAGATGAAGCTGTGGAACTTCCAATCTATTATGGTGATGAAGATATGAAATGGTATCAAGCTGAATCAGGAACTGAACATTGTATCATCCATATAAAGAACGATTTTCCAGGTTATGATTATTACGGAATGCCTGACAATGTTTCTTCACTCCCATGGCAGATACTTGAATATAAAGCTGCGAGATATAACATTGATTTGATTGAAAATAATCTTGTTATTGGTGGTGTTTTGGTTCTTGAAGGTAATGTATCACAAGAAGAAGGACAAAAAGTAGCAAAAGATATTATCTATTCTCATACAGGTGATGGAAAATATGGACGTTGGGCGGTTGTTTCGGGTGGCAAAGACATTGCAAAATCATCACTTCATCAATTCAACACTGGTTCAGAAGGTAGTTTCTTGAAGATGGATGATAATGTTGAAAGTAAGATTATTGATTCTAATAATTGGGATTCAACTTTATATGGACAACATCAAAGTCAAGGTCTTGGAAGTAACGGATTTGCTTATTTAAGTTCCATTTTCGATACGAAAAACAAAACAGTTATTGAACCTACACAAAATTTAATTTTTGAAAATTTCATTATTCCATTTCTTGAAATACATGATAATTGGATGGGTACTAAATGGAGTGAATTTGATTTAGGATTTAAAACTGTTGCACCAGCTTCATTTGTTGGAGAATTGGAAATCAACAATTTCGTAACAAAAGATGAAGGTCGTGAACTGATTGGCTTCCAAAAAATGGAAGATGAAGCAAAGGGAAAAGAATTTATAGGAACTTCAAAAAATAAGAAAGATGTATCGAATCAATAGACTTGGACGAAATCTTTTGATAACTCCTGATGAAGTTATTTTCCATGCTGCAACCGACCAGGATATTGCAGAAAGACCCATTCTGCAAAATATCATTGTCGCAGAAGAAAGATGGATTGCAAACGCCATCTGTGATAAGTTTTACGAAGACCTCATCAATAAAAAAAATCGAGAGGTAACAGCAGAAAACAAACTTGAAATCCTGCAGAAAATAAATTCCACAATATCAAAACCAATCAAAGAATCAGATTTACCAATTGGAAGTATTGTAAATGCAATTGAGTTTGTAGATAATGAATGGTATGTGAAGCTATGGAAGCGTTTTCTTTGGAAACTTACTGCTGAATGTGTTGATGCAATGAGTATTGTTCCGTCTTGGCTGAAACATACTTCTTCCGGACAACAAATGAATAATCCTAAAACTATTGGTGGAAATTCTGCTGGTTCTGCCAGTGGAGAATTGAAAGAAATTCAATTTAAGATAGACAACTACATTCAAGACAGGATTGACCCATTAATTGAAAGAATGAGATTGTGGATTTGTCAAAATAAAGAACATTTTCCTTTATACTGTAAAGACTGTGGTGGATGTGGGTGTGATGGTGAAATGGATGATGTAGATGGTATTTCGCATATCAGAAAAACAAATTTTATAACAAACATATATGAAGATTAAAAATGGTAGCAATAAAATTTATTTGCTGTAAAGTGAAGCAAATATTCACCAAGTTTAAAATTTTCGACAAAACATTCGACAAAACCTTTGAATAATTATGAGTAAACAAAGCATAGCAGAAAAGTCATTGATAATTAGAAATGAAACAGAACTGGAAGGTAATTCAAAAGAAAGAATTGCCAATTTAGTTGATGATATTAATGAAACCAAACTCGATGTTGATGGGGATATTGTTGTAAAAAAAATAACAGCCAAAAATCTATCTAATGCAGAAGGTGATGCAACATTTACCAAGCAATTAGTTATAAAAGAGAATGGAGAATTTGGATTTCAAAGTAAATCAGTTAAAAAAGACACAAAATATGAGATACATTTAAATTTAAACCCTAATGCTTGGAAAGGTGAACCATTAATAGTTACTTCTAATTGGTCTGAGGAAACATTAGATGTTGCAGGGTATTATACAAGGAGTAAATATTACGCTCAAGGGACAACAGGTGATGCAGGAATAAATTGTGTACAAGGAGGAATGAGTTTTATAAAAATAAAAAGTGATATTCATATTTTTTTAAAATTAAGATTTGATAATCCAAATTATGCTTATGAATTAAAAGTAGATTTAAATGATATATTATTTAAAAATTATGGGGCAAGTAGAGATTCTTGTTCTTTACAAATGATTTTACTCAATGAAAATTTACCTGACATTAAAATCCCAGTAATGTTAATAAATAATAAATTATTTATTGAGAAGTCAACAATTGCATCACTACCCAATAATATTTATAATACTGATTTTGCAACTACAGTAATAATTAGAACACCATATTTAGAATTATATAAAAATTAAAAACATGATAGCAATAAAATCTAACAAAAAATTAAAAACACCTGAAAGAGTTATTCAAGAAGGTGTAATTTCAAGAAAAATTGATTTTTTTCAAATAAATCCTGATACGAATGAATTAAGCATGAGAATTTCAGAAAAATGTACGGATGAAAACGGTGAAGTTGTATGGTCGTCAACATTTATGCCTAAATCAATCATATTGACCGATGAAATCATTCAACCTATCTATCAACAATTCAGACATAACCTAAAACAAGAAACGGAATCTGAAAAATTATTTGGTTGCCAAGATGGTGATTTTGATATTATAGTGGAATAATGAAAACAATAGGAAGATTATTACTTGAAATTCTTTTCATGGCTGTTGGAATACCCATTTTCATTATTCTTTTTGTCGTAGGTGTTTTTTACACTTTCATAAAGCATATTGTAAAATGGGATTATTCTATATCAAGGCAATTCACGCCAATTTTACGAATTGTTAATCTTGTTTTTGACGGATTGGCAAACGCTGGTGCTGGTGAACTTCTGAATGATACTTTGAATGTCAAAAATAAATATGCCCGATATGGCAAATGGTATGAAACAATTTCTGCCATTACTGGATTAGTTAAGTTGTACGAAAAAGACACATGGCTTAGAAGATTTTTAAAAATACTTGGAAAAAACCATTGTGAAGAAGCCATTACAGATATGCAGGATTTTTACTATAAATCAAAATTTAAACTATGATTCTTGAATTTTTAAAAGAAGATTATGAAGCAATTATTATGAAACTAATAGTTGTAGGTATTTTATGGTGTGCGGTTTTATTGGCAATGATTATTGATTTTTATTTTGGAATTAGAAAAGCAAAGCAAATTGGAGAAGTTCGCAGTTCGGAAGGATATAAAAGAAGCGTTTCAAAATTTAACCAGTATTTTGGAATGCTTCTATATGCTTTCATTTTCGATACTATTGTTCCTATCTCATATTTCTTTGAATTTCCTATTTCCGCAATTCCAGTTGTTTCACTTTTAGCGACTGTTGCACTTGTTTTCACCGAAGCGAAATCAGTTCACGAAAAAGCTGATGACAAACAGCGTCGAAAAGTAAATGCTTCATTAATGCAAGTATTGGAACTTATTGAAAAGAAAGATGATGTTTTACCTGATTTGTTGGATAACTATAAAAAACAAAGAGAAAATGAAAAGAGTAATTCTACTAACAATTTTGGCACTGTTGATGGTGGCGTGCAAGACTAAAAAAGTAATCAAAGATAATGAAGTTGTAAAAGAAGTTGTAAAAGAAATTTCAGTAAATGATTCTGTTAAAAATGTATCAAAAATTCAAGAAAAAGAAGTTGTTTCCAAAAAGGAAAACACTGAACAAAAAAAAGAATCAGAAACCGAAATTACAGTTAAGGGCAAAGTTGAGACTGGTAAGCCACTTGAAGTCCACGATATTAAGAACGGAGATACTTTACAAACTATTAAGGTTGTAGGAAATGCTGATGTTTATATTCGTTCTAAAAACAAGCAATCTAACCAAGATAAAAAAGAAAATAGTTCTGAATCAATCACTGAAAAATTGAAAGATTTTTCCCAAAATATTGTGAAAGAAAACAAAATCAAAGAACGTGTTTATGAAATGAAAAAAAGAACACAAAAAGTAAACACTAAAACCGGGACTTTTTGGAGTTTTGGTTTAATTGGAATTTTCGGAGTTGTGGCTCTATTGATAATAGGAATTATAATTTATTTAAAAATAAAACAATGATATTTTCACCATTAAGAACGTACCTTTCTGCAGGTCATAACAATTCAGACCCTGGAGCAGTCGCAAATGGCTACAAAGAAGCCGATGTAACAAAAATCATTCGTGATTCCATTGCGGAAAATTCTTCTGCAACGGATATGGTCTTGGATAAAGACTGGGAAACAAACAGACAATATCAAGGACGTATAAAACCAGGTTCAGGTTCTGTTTTGCTTGATGTTCATTTGAACGCAGCTGCAAATCCAACCACACGAGGTGTAGAATCCTACATTAATAAAAAAGATTTTGCAGACAAAAATTCAATGTCTTCCAAAATGGCTGATGAAATAAATAAATTTCTTTCTATAACTTTAGGTATTTCAAATCGAGGTGTAAAGCCGGAAAACAATTCACAACATTCATCTATTGGAATTTTAAATCTCGGTGCTGGTTGTGCTGTTTTGGTTGAAGTCGATTTCATCACTGGAAAAGATGCTGTTGATAATATATTAAAAAACAAAGATATTATCGGAAAAGGAATTGCAAAAATTCTAAAAAAATATGATGATATGAAATAATCTAAAAACCTTATATCTACTAATTATAAGTTTTACAACTAATAAATCAATATTACTCCTTACAGAAATGTGAGGTTTTTTTTTGAAAAATAATTAAAAAAAGTTGTAAAAATATTTGCATAATAGTATATATTTATATACCTTTACAGAGTTGAATTAATACAGATAAGCGTTCTATGAAATCAAGTGAATTACACCGAAAGGTTAAGAAAAATGGATGGTTGCACATTAGAACTGATGGAAGCCATTACATTTACGAAAAAGGCGGACGAACTTACCCAGTTCCTTATCACGGAGCAAAAGAAGTTGGAAAAGGTCTTGAACGTAAAATTATCAAAGAAATGGGGCTGAAATAAGCCCCTATTTTTGAAAGCTGATTATTCATAAAACAATTAGTAAATCTTTAAAATCTATAAAACAATGAAGACTATTAAAATAGCTATCGAAAAAACACCTGATATGTATTCAGCTTATGCTGAAAACGTAGAAGGAATTTACGGCGGAGGTAATACACCACAAGAAGCTAAAGAATCTATTTTAAAATCCATCAAACTTTTAATTGAAAACAATACCAAAGAAAATATTCCCAGTATTTTGAAAGGTGAATATAATATCAAATACGAATTTGACACAGAAAGTTTGATTAATTATTTGAAAGGAATTATCACTTATCCGGGTATTGAAAGAATAACCGGAGTAAACGAAAAACAAATTGCACATTATTCATCAGGATTGAAAAAACCACGAAAAGAACAACGTGAAAAAATTCAGAACGGAATTCATAATTTTGCAAAAGAATTATTAGCAATAGAACTTTAGTATTAATTCAACACTTCTACTTATCTATTGTAAAGAAGCCCTGTTTGTTCAGGGCTTTATTTTTTTTATCTTTGCAATGTTTCCAATAACATTGCTTTGTATTGGAAAAGTTGATTAACTCCAGTGTTGCTTCACTGGAGTTTTTTTATTGGAATTTCGGCATCAACTCCCTTGCAATTTCAAATTCTCGATCCTGATGTTTGGTTGCATAAATTTGGGTGATTTTTTCGTTTGAATGTCCAAAAACTTCTTTAACTGTTTGAATTTTCATTCCGTTTTCTTCCTTATCGTTTGCCCCTTTATGTTTGAACCAGTACATTTTTTTGTGAATTCCTAAAATATCCCGAACATTTTCACGCCACATATTACCAGCAACATTTACAGAAAGTTGATGAGGTGAAACAATAAATAATTTGTTTTTTCTTCTACAATAAGGACTTTCAATTCCGAATAAAAAGTTGTCAGAATTTGACAAGTCAAGTTTTTGCAAATCTTCTTTTAAATCAAAAGAAATAGGAACTTTCCTGGCTTTTGTTTTCGTGATTTCTTTTGGTAAAATGAAAATTTGTTTTTCCAAATCAATCATTGAACATTTGATTTGTCTTATCTCATTTGGTCGGATTCCGGATTGGTAAATGATTTTTAAGAAAATATTGAAGCTGGGACAAACTATTTTGAAATGATTAATAATTTCCGTTTGTTCTTTGTCTGTAATTAAATCAATAAATTCCGATTCTTCTTCCTGCAGATATTCAAGACCTTGTGCCGGATTATTTTTAACAATAAATTCTTTTTTCAAAACTGAAAATATTGAACGCAAAACATTAGAACCTTTATTGTATCTAATATTTGACCAGTTTTTAGCTTTTTTTGTGGCTTCTAACAATAATTTGACGTGATACGTTTCAAATTCTTTTATGTCGTGATTTTGCCACCCTAAATTGATTATTTCGGGTTTGACAGCTCTATAAATAGAATTGTAATCCTGACAAGTTTTTAATGCAAGTTTTTTATCGAAAATTTTAAAAGCAAAATCGAACGCTTGGATTATGTTATATCCGACATCTTCGGGTTGAGGTAAAGATTTTTTCTTTCCTGGAATCCAACCTTTTTTTAAACGGTCTTCTAAAACAGATGCAAGTGCAGCACCATATTCTTCACGTTCTTTAAGATTATAAATTTTGTTTAGGTCTTCTTTTATCCTAATAGGATTTCCGCCATTAAATCGGAACCATACATACCACTCTTTACCACTTTCTACTGGGTAAGTTTTAAGTTTTGGTTTTGTCCATCTGTTTTTCAT